GCGCGCCAGCCGGTCACCCAGGCCGGCCCCCAGCAGGAACTCGTACGACTCTTGCGCCTCCGCCAGCACCGGGGCCTCTTCAGCCGGCGATGTGCCGGCCCCTACCGAAACCGGTGAAGGTTCGGCAGTTTGTTGCTGGGCCGGGGCGGTGTCGGTGGTCAGCTTGACAAGGCCATCTGCGAGCAACGCTTGCAGGTACGGGCCGGTGGCCACGCGGATCACGTCGCCGGCATCGGCCCAGGGCAATGCCTTGTGCTTGGGGCTGTTGTAGACCCCTTCCACCAGCACTTCGACCTCAGCGCCGGCCGCGGCATGTTCCATGGCTCGCTGGTATTCGAGCCGGCCCTGGAACGTGTTGCGCCGGTTCCGGTTGGTGTAGTAGGACTGGATGATCACGCGTGTTCCCCCTCGATCAAGCTATGGCCGGGGGGCGGCCCGGCCATAGCTGCTGACGCTGGCTTAGTAGCCGCCACCAGCCACGACAACCTTTTCCGCGTACGCGGCCGGCTGTGTGGGCGGCATGTGGCGGGCGTTCTGGATGATGACGGCCGCGGCATATGCGCCGGTCGTGCCGTCGCCTGCCGTGATCGACAACCGAACGTAGTCGAAGCCGTTGGCGAGATCGAGATTTTCCGTCGCCAGATCGATACTGACGAACCGGTTGTCGCCGGTTCCCGCGATCTGGGTGATCGCCGCGCCGGTGATGTCCTTCGCGCCGGTGCCGCTGCTGTCGGTCGCCTGCTGAAGCTTGGCATCGACGGTGGTGTCGGTCGCACCCACCTGGACGATGGCCGTCAGGCGGGGCGAGTTGCTGACCGGCAACCAACTAGAGGTGGCCGCCGCATTGTCAAGCAACTGCGGTGCGATGAAGTTCACGAGGTTGCGCTCGTGGAACGTTGCGTTTCCGCTGCTCATGTCGTTATTCCTCCAAGAATACTGACCGGTAAAAAAACCGGATTAGCTCGACGCGACCTTCTGGACTGCGAAGCGCCACGGCTCGACAGGCTGGCCGCCCAGGCGTCGGCGCATCACGTACATGACCATGTTCTGGCGCGCCGTGGTCGAATCCAGGTAGCGCTCGACGGTCATGCCGATGCGGTCGAAAATCTGGTAGCCGCTCAGGTCGGCGAAGACGATCGGGTAGGCGTTGGCCGCCACGCTGGGCATGGATTCCTGCTCGACCACCTCATAGCCCAGCAGCTTGGGCGGGGCTGCATCCGCGCCGCCAGCGTACTGGTAGGGGTTCCACAGGTAGTCGCCGCTCGTAGCGTCCTGAATCTTGGCGATGGCCTCATAGGTGCCGCGCTCGGCGATCCAGACGGCTTTCTTGCGGTACTGGGTCGGGATGGCGTAGGACAGGCTGATAAGCCCGTTCCACGTCAGGGTGCTAGCGCCGCCAGACACACGCTCGGTCAGGCCCAGGACGTTGGATGCACCAGGGAGGATACCCTGGGGGCAACCGACGCCGTTGCCGGTCAAGAAGCGGTTGTCCTCATCGATGGACGCTGCCTCGGCAAACTTCCGGGTCAGGAAGTTCTCGATGTCGAAAGCGGAGTCCTCGATCATGTTGCGGCTCAGGCCGGTCTCGGCCATAACCGTGTGGACAGGCACCGACTCCATGCCGAACGTCAGGCTGGTGTCGGCCGTGCCGGCAGTCGGCTTTTCATCGACCCAGGTCACGCGCACGGCGCTCGTGTACTGGTCGTCACCACCGGTCGAGACCGGGATTTCAACCGTGTCGCGGCTGGTGTTGTCCACACTCGCGCGACCGCGCACAACCGTCTCGCCCTTCAGCTTCTCGATGACGCGAGACTGGAAATCGACCGGGACGGCGAAGCCGCCCAGGGTGTCGATCGCCTCGACCATCGTGGCCTTGATGGCCGACACGCTGTCCATGCCCTGGTCGATGGCTGCCTTGACAAACGTCGGGGTCAGCACGATCTGCTTCAGCAGCAGGTAGTTCTCACGATCCAGACCATTCTCGCCGCGGCGAAGATAGGTCTTGAACGCGTGGCGCTGCTGCCAGTACAGGGACTCGTAGTCACCGCCGTGCAGGTCGGTCAAGATGCCCTTGACGCTGGATGCGACATCACCGAAACGGGCGATGTAGGCCGCGTTGACCGCATTGACGTTGATGGCGGCCTCGACACCGTTCGTGCCGGGCAGGGGCGGCCGGCCGTAGGACTTCGTGCTCGGGGCGCTCAGTTCCTCCAGCCGGATACGTTCGTGGGCAGCCTCGGCCTCTTCGCGGTACGTGCGCGTCTTGCGAAGATCGCCGGCCTCCGCCGCCTTGCGTGCGTTCTCAAGGGCTGTATCCTTGACACGCTGTAACTCTGCAATGCTCATGGTAAAAATCCTCCGTGTTAGGATAATTCCAGAAGAGCGATCAGCTCGCGCTCGCGCGCCAGATCATCGATCCGCTGGTTACGCTGCTGCGGCTGTGGCCGGAGAGCCTCAGTAACAACATTGAACGGTAGGCCGGCCTGCTGATAGACGGCCTTGATGTTCTGCACTGGCCATTGGGCTGCCATGCGCCACTCCATGGGGGTGGGGGTCATGGACGCTTCTACGATGGGCCAGCGCAGAATTTCACCGGTTGACTTGTTGACCTGCCGGCCACCGGGCAAAGCGCCCGACGACCAACCAAGCAACCGCTGATCAACCAGTGGCTTGATGAATTGCTTGTACGCTTGGTGCTCGCGCACCTGGGCCTCAATCCACAAGCCCGTATCATCCATCTCCATGCGGTCTACAAGGCCAACCACGGCGCTCTTGACCGTATTGTCAAGCGCGTGGTGGTAGATGGCCGGGATAGTGCCGATGGCATCGAAAATCGAAGTGAGTTCCTGCGTTTGCGGCGTGAAGAACTCGCCCGACAGATCGCGGTGCTTCTGGTCTCCCCACACCACGAGGTAATTGCCCACGCGGTTGCGGCCAAGCGACTTGATGGCGAGTTGGTCTAGCACCGCATCGCCTTTCCGGGGAAACTTCGCCACATAGGGAAACTCAGGGCCGGCGACGGCCTTCGTGGCCGCCCAGAGCGCCACCGTCGCCGCCTTCTTGTCGTAGTCGTCACGCGCCCGAACATAGACCGTCTCGCCGGCAGCGATGTCGTAGTAAGCCTCTTGCTTGTGCTGCATCGACAACTGCGCGGCCTGCTCGGGGCTGTCGGCAATCACCGAGACATCGAGATAGACCTTGTTGTCTTCGGTGTTGAACCATGCGCCAAAGTAGTGGTTCGGCTTGTTCCACATATCTTCGTTGTCACGCATGTACTGCTCGATGCTATCGGGATTGAGCCGGCCCACCGGGATCACGCGCTCGCGATCCGGGTAAGGCGACAGGGCATAACCGGTTGCCGGCGAGTTGTCGGTGACTGGCTGGTAGCTGAATCCCTCATCGCGCAGCAAGCGCGAAAACATGGTGCGGTCGTTCTTGTCCCACTTCTCGCGAAGCTCGGGCAGCTTCTGCTTGTAGCCCTCCTCGCGATTCATGGAGCCGCCAGCCTGACCGGGCCGGCCAAAATGCGGGGCCGGATACGTGGCGGAGCGATCCATCTGGCCATCCTCGATCAAGGTATCCATGTCCGGATCGCTGAACGGCTCGTCAGTCTCGAACTGGGACGCCGGCGCAGTTTCCTTTGCGCCACCCCAGTGAACAACGCCGTTTTTGTCTCTGCGTTCGTCAGGTTGCGGGTCGAGCGTTGACGGATCGTCCACTACCTCGAAAAACTCACCCTTATCGACGTAGTGCTGATACGCTTCCTGTCGAACCTGAGCGCCGGCCGGCCCATCAACATTCCGATCCGCGAAATCTTCCGAGTGCTGGAAATCGTCTTTGAGACGTATCGCCTCATTTTCGGAAACCGGATACTTGCCGTTGACCTTCTCGCGCTTGGACACCACGTTGTCGAAGTATTGCTGCGCTTCCTGTGTCCAAAACTGCGGCTTGGGTGCGGCCGGCTCTTTCTTGGGCGCTGCCTGGGCCGGCTTTTTGTCGCCGGCTCGATCATTGCGCCCGCCACCGGCACTTGAGCCACCGCCGCCACGCGGTGCGCTGCCACCCCAGACGCCGGGCAAGCCAACGTGCGGGCCGTGATAGCCAGAACCGCGACCACCCTTACCAAACTGGCCGGCACTGGGCAGCGACACATTGAAGGTGAATCCTGCGTCAGCAGGGCCGGCAAGTCGCTGCGACAGGTTCTGGCTCATGGCCGGCGACACCTCTTGCATGGCCGCCATCATGTGCTGAAACTGGTCAGAGTCGATCACGCCATTGCCCAGCAAGTGGTCGCCAAGCGCCTGAGCGAACTCCAATACCCGATTCGCGTACCACTCACCGATCTCGGCCTCTTCGCCGTAGCTGGTCAACCCATGGCCATCGGCTTGATAATCCATGTTGCCCCGCGCCTCGCCGGGCTGTTGATCCTGCTGCGAATCGGCTTGCGCCGGCTGGTGCTCCATGGCCTGCTGCGCCTCATCCTCCAGGTCAGTGCCCGATCCCCATGTGCTCTGATCCCAACTCATTTCCTGTTGGGGCTGGTCTGGGGACTGAGCGTCGCCTTCATCCTGTTGCTCAGGTTGCTGTCGCTGTTGCGCCGGCTGCTTCTCATGCTGCGCCGGATTCTGTTGCTCTTGCTCGGATTGCGGCTTGGCCGGCTGTTGCTGGCGCGGCTGGGGTTCATCCCCTTGCTCACGCTGTTGACCATCGGGGCGCTGCTGGGGCTGCTGGCGCGCCTGACCGTCCTGTGCCTGTTGCTTGGGCGGGGTCTGTTTCTGCTGCTCTTGATCCTGCTGCTTTGCCGGCTGCTTTGCCGGCTGCTGCTGGCGCTGCGCGGGTTTCTGCTGCTCTTGCTGGGGCTTGCCTTGAAGCTGGTCAAGGGCCGGCTTGCCTTGCTGCTGCTGTCCCTGCTGAGACTGGCCGGCAAGCATGTCGCCACCGTTGACCATGCTCCATGCTTCTTGCGCGAGACGGACGGCATCTTGTTCGGTCAAGTTGCCGTCAACCCGCATAAGAGCCGGCACCGCGCGATTGAGCCACGTCTGCAACCGTTCGCCCTTGGTCACCACCGGCAAACGATCACCGGCAGACCCGTTGTTATTGTTGGCAATCGGCATGCGAATGCTCCTAGAACAAAAAAGCGTGCGCCCTGGATATCTCCAGAGCGCACGCGGCGCGAAAGCGTATATTGACCCGTGCCTAATCACCCGAAAGGGGAATGGACGGAATTTGTCAGATCATATTCCACTAAGAATATAGCACGGCAAAATAATCCCTGTCAAGCATAGTGGCGATCTTTCGCCGGATTACGCTAAGACAGGGGTGGCAGCTTCAAGCTTGATGTCGAGCCGTTCCACGTTATGGGGTGATGCGAGCGGCCAGGATTCGTGCTCGAAGTAAAGCGCCAGGGCGCTCCTGCGCTCGTTGTAGGTAGATGCCACCAGTCGGGCACCGTCCGGCAATCCGGTGACGCACCGAAACGGATCGGTGAACGCGCCGGCCGTCAGCATGTGCGTGATCGTATCGGCAGACAGGAAAGCGACTTTGACGCGTGCTGGCCACTGTAGCATTGTCATCCCCCATTCAAATGGTACTTGGCACCGAAAATCAGGCGAAGTACGTCGATGCTGACGCTGTTGGCGTGTTTCGCTTGGTGCCAAGATACCACAAAAAGCCTGCCTTTTGCAACAATTCCCCACGGCATGGTGCAACGTTTGTCAATGCAGATTAGCTCAAACCCATCGACCGGATCAATGGCGTCGGGCGTCGTCACCATGGCGCGCCGGGCCGTTGTCATGGCGAAATCCGCGCCCGACATCGCATCGATGCCTTGCGACTGGCGCATGATCCTGTACAGTTCGCCCAGGCCGATGGCGTTGTTATGAATGTGACCGGAGTGCCGGCTTTGTACTGTCATCACGCCGTTGTAGATGTGCGCCCATGGCAGGTAGCAGCCGGCATGGCTGCACTTGAATTCAAACACTACGCGCCGGCACCGTCCTCTTCGGCGGCATCACCCTCCGGGCCGTCGCCGTCATCGTCGGCGACTGTGCTCGGCACGATAATGGCGTTGTCGCCATCCTCTTCATTCAGCAGATCGGCCCAGAACGCGGCATCGGATTGACCAGGTTTCTTGGGATGCTCAGCACTTGCGATCACCAGCATGGTTCACTCTCCAGACAGCTTGGTTTGCTTGAAAATCGGCTCCCAGGCGCGGCGTCGGCGCGGCTGGGTCTTGCGGCGCTCTTTCCACCAGTTGTGGAACTCGATAAGGCCCTCGACAAGTTGGATCATGACTTCGGTGTCGCCCGTTGACTTGAATCGTGGCATGCCAAGCCGATCCAACAAAAAGCCCTTGCCGGCTGCCAACTCGGCATTCTCGTTGATGTGCGGATTGAGGATTGCAGACCCCTTGACTCCACCGATCTTCGACGCGTAGCTTGCGAAGTCGGCGGGCTTGGTCATGTACGGCTTTTCTGACTCGGCCAGCCCATGACGCTGGAGCCATTGCTGAAATCTGGCGTTGTACTCAGGCACCTTGGCCGGGTCACCAAAGTCCATGCCGTACTTGGCCCAGCCGTAACGGCCCACGTCGCCGTCAACGTCAAACGAAACGGCCTTGTAGCCGGCATCTTTGGCCATGGCCAGCACCGGTAGCAGAATGCCGGCCGCGTTTTCGGACTGGGCATCATCCATTTCGAGATGATCGATCTCGATGCCGTCGAGCGCGTGATAGGTCTCAGGTGCGGACGGCGTGTGCGTGGCCAACACACCGTTGATGAGCCGGAACTGCATTTTTGCCACCACTCGGCCAAACTGCCTCGCCTGCACATCAAACAGCAACTCGCCACGGCCATTGTAGACCACGATGGCCGTGGTTTTGGTGCCCGGCAGCGCCAACGACTCGATGGCCTTCTCTATGTCCTCTTCGGAGATGCCAAAGTGCCCTTCCAGATCAAACTCCCCCTGGCGCTCCTGGCTCCGGTAGTCGAACTCGACACTGACCGATCCGCGCGGCAAACTGCCGCCGCGATGCCCAGGCCGGCCCGGTCGCGGCCCAAAGTAGCCAGACCCGCGCCCGCCTTTGATCGACTTTTGGGCGCTGTTGCCCAGCCCCTTCTTATCGCGCATGGTCGCTATGGCGGCGCGCAAGTCGCGCGGCGAAGTCTCGCCCATCCACCAGCCCAGCCCCTCGGTTTTCGGCGTGCCGCGGTAGTCGATCACGCCGTCGAGCATGTACGCCTTGCCGACCTTCATCTGAGCGTCATCATTGACGCCGAAATTGGTGATGTCGCTGCCGGCCACCCTGACTCCAGGAATGTCGAAGTCCGCAAGGTCTTCGGCTGTCTCGATATGGCCCAGGTCGATGGGGTCGCCGTTGGCATCTTTGGCATTCTCGTAATCGATGCCGCGATCGTCCAGCCACGACGCAAATTTGTCCGCGTCGAACTCATAGCCCGGCGCGAAGTCGAACCCATACTTGGCCCAGGCGTACCGGCCGATGGTGATGTCCGCCTGTAGTTCGATGGTGTCTAGGCCCTGCTGCTCGGCGAAGCGGGCTACACCCGACATCAGGTCAAGCGCAAGCCCCTTGTTTTGGTGATTGCCGTTGATTTCGACGTAATCCACATGGACTACCGGATACATATCCTCTGGGTCATCGGCATGCGCCGCATCGATCACGGAAAACTGAAACGTGCCGATCGTTTCGCCCCCGTCAATGATGCTCGCAGAGTAAAGCATGCCGCCCTTGTAGTCCCTGTTGTGGTGCCCGGATATCGTGCCGACAATCTTCTCTCCGCCAACCATCTGCCCATCAAAGGATTCTGCCACGGCGCTGGCGTTCATGTAATCCCTGAAGATCGCCTTGCTGGCCCGCGACAAATCGCCGCGGCGCACCTCCGTGTTGGCCCAGCAATCGTCATTCTCTGCCACGTCCTCTAACGGCAGATCGGCATCGCCCCTGTACTCCAGCCACGCGTCGTACTGCTGCTGATAGAGCGCGTCATCCTCTGACGTAACTTCTCGCCCGGAAAAATTGCGCATGAAGAACAGCGAGTCGTGCAGGCTGTCGAACTCACCGCCGTTACGCTCGGTAATCATGTCGGCGACCTCGGCAGCGTAATCATCGTACCCGCGGTCAAGTGCGAGGATGGCCCCAGGCAGCGCCAACGGATCAACGACCCGTTTCAGCATATCCTTTTCGGGGAACGGCCATTCCCCGCCAGCATCTTCGATGTACCATGACACTTGTTCGGCAGTGGTCGGTACGCGCTCCATGAACGCGTTGACAAAATCAGAGTTAGTCCACGACTGATCGTAGGCAGGGAACGTATATGCGCCACCGGCCGGCGACGGCGCGCCCGTCAGAAACTCGCGCCGGAACTTGTCAAAGTCATCGATGCCAAGGTCTACACACAGATCGACCATGACATCGACCGGGATGATATCGCGCAGCTTGCCGTGTTCGCCGCCCTCTAGCTGCGCCTCCAGCCAGTCGGCCATTTCCTCTGCGCTCACCAAGCCATCGACGTAGTCGCGGACTATGGGGTCGTACCCGTCAACATCTCGGCGGCGAACATTCTCGCTCGCCTGCACGGCCGGCACTGTACCCGGCAACAAACTGTTCTGGCGCTGGCGCTCCGGGTCGAAGTCCGCCCCCTCAAAGTCAAAGGCCGGCGAAGGTTCGCTGCCTTCCTCGACTTTCCTGAAGCGACCGCCACCGGCCCCGGTGCCGTCATCGACCGCCGTACCCTCGGGATGGCGCGGGTGCCTGTCCGGGTCAAACGACTTGCCGGCGCTGACAATGTTGTCCGCTGCGATCTGGTTGTACGTCCCTGGCAGATCGTCACAGCCAAAGCGCTGCGTACCACGTTCCAGCATGTGGTCGATGTCCGATTGGTCGGTTACGCCGTTCTCGGACACGTACTTATAGAGCGATGCCGCAACCTCTTGACAATCAGGCCCCTTTTGCTGGCGCTTGCCGCCCCGATCCCGCGGCTCTTGCTGCTCTTCCGCTTCCTCTTCCGGCTTGCGCTTGCCGCCGCCGTTGGAGCCGCTGCCGGGTGACCACGCGCCGCCGCCAGACCCGCCGCTGGAGCCGCTGCCAGACCCACGACGCGCCGCGAGTAGTTCGGCCCAGTAGCCCATCAGCCGCTGCTCGCGCAGATCGTAGCGGCCCGGATTACCGCCGACCATGGCGGCTACCCAGTCCTTTGGCGTCGCCTGGGCTGGGTCGTAGTTCTCGCGCGTGAACGTCTGAAGCTGCCGCACGTTCTCGACGGCAGACTGAGCGCCCCCGCCTGACTTGCCGATCATCTCAGACACGTAATCTTGCGACTGGGCGCTAAGCGCCGAACCTTCACCGGGTTTGCTGCCGGCCGATGTAAAGCGACCACCACCGGCCCCGGTGCTATCGTCTACTGGCGTGCCGGCAGGGTGGCGCGGGTGCTCCTCTTCAGCCCATAATCCCTTGGCCGCTTTGCTGCCGACCAGTTTCCTGGCGGCATCGACCATCTTGCCGCCCAGGTTCTTGGCCTTCTTGAATTGCAGCATCTGGTACAGGTGCTCGGGTTTGGTGGCTGCCGGCCAGTCGCCAAACCCATCGTCATC